GTTTGTATCGACTATAAGCTTTTGATTCCTGAGCACTGACACTAGGCACAAGTGTAGCGACAACAAGAATGATACCAATAAATACCAACATTGTCCACCCTTTGATCTTGCTTTTCATAATTACCTCTTAGATAAGTTTGATACTTTTATAAAGGCGTTCAGCTTGTTTCTGAGTCGGTTTCAGGGAAATATAAGACCTGTTTGTACCGCAATGTTAGAGGTGAGACAAAATCTACTTCGATTAGCAAAGGTAAGCGTTGTCCTAGTATTTATTGATTTAAGGAGAAATTATGGAAATTATAAATGTTTTGGAACAACTATATTTATTTGATATCTGGGTGTTTAGTCAGTGGTGGCTCTACGCACCGCTATTTATCCCAGCTATGTTTTATTTTGCATTCTTTGTTATTAAGTGGTCAGTATTGACATGGCCTGTCTGGTATCCAATCATTACTATTATTAAAGCAATCAAAACTAAAATAGTTGTACATGTTAAAGAAGATAAGGAGAAAGAATGAAACAAATTTATAACACAATCTATGCACCTAACAAAGATAAATCAATCCAAGAATGGTCTGTATATGTTGATGGTAATATTGTTGCTGTAAAGTATGGAAAGTGGGGTGGAAAACTACAGACTAAGAAAACTGTATGCGAGTCTAAGAATGTAGGTAGGTCTAATGAAACGACACCAGAACAACAAGCCGTGCTTGAAGCTGAGTCTAAGTATCGTGACCAGATTCGTAAAGGTTATGTTGAACGTGTAGAAGATGTTGAATTTAATGCAAATAAAAAATCTGTTATGTTGGCGGCTGACGCAAGCAAAAAGCCACACTTTGTTAAGTACCCTTGTCACATTCAACCCAAGCTAGACGGGAATAGAATGCTAGTTACTTTTGATGAAGATGGCGAACCTATTTTTAATAGTCGTGGAGCTAAAGTTTATCCTTCTCACAAACACCTTGCAGAACAACTAAAGTATCTGAGAGATAAGACTGGATTTGATAGTTTTGATGGTGAGTTGTATGTTCATGGAATGCCTTTGCAGAAAATTGTAAGTCTTGTCAAGAAAGTACAACCAGATAGTGCTAAACTTGAATATAGAATCTATGATATCCCTTCGGATAAAGTTTGGGAAGAACGAGTAAAAGATTTGACAAAGTTAGCTGGTTATCCTACACTTAGTATTCATACAGTACTTACAGAAGTTTGCTATGATGAACAACAAGCCAAGGTATCCATTAATAAGTACATGGAACAAGGCTACGAAGGGTTGATTATCAGAAATCTTGTTGGGAAATACGAGTTTGGACAACGAAGTAATGATCTTCTGAAATGGAAAGTATTCGAGAGTGATGAAGCATTTGTTTATGATGTAGAAATTGATAAAAATGAAGAAGGTGTACTTTTGTGTCGAATGAAGAATGGTACAGAATTCCGTTGCAAAATGAAAGGTTCGCATGAAGAACGTCTTTACGAAGAGCAGTTGAAACTTATTGGAAAACATGTTACATTTACCTATCAAACGTTGACAGTTGATGGTGTACCGCAATTTCCTGTTGGTATTGCTGTTCGTGAACTTGATGAAAACTGGAATCCACAAGATTAAAAGGAGAACAAATGAACTTTCAAAATAAAACAGAATTTCTGAATAGCCTTGTCAAGAAAGATAATGAAGTTAAGAAAGCACTAATAAAACTCTATCAAGGTGTCCGTGCTACAAATAACTTCCTTGGACTAGAAAATAGTCCTGAACTTCAAGATACTTATTATAAGCTTCGTATTGAGGAAGTTGGTGAATTGTTTACCGCTATTGAAAATGGGGATAAAGTAGAGTTCCTTGATGCTATTGTTGATGGGTTGGTGATTGTTGGTTATGAATTCTTCCTACGTGAAGGTGATAATCCAGAGAATCTGATTTGGATCAGTGATAATCCAGACCCAATTCACTATGAGATCGAATGGGCATACAACGGCTACCTTTCAAAGAATAATTATGATTCAGTATTGGAAGTAATGGAAAGTGTTTTCTACCAACTTGATATTAACCATCTGAAAGCTGTCAACGAGGTTCTTGAATCGAATTGGTCTAAGTTCCCAACTGTAACAGAGTTTGGGGAGAGCAATTGGTGGTCAAATGTAAGTGTTAAGTGTAACGAAAAAGTTAAACTTCGTGAATTGATTGAACATCAGATTGTTGAGATCGAAAAACAAGGGCGTTATGTTGACGTTTACCATGAACTTCGTTATGATGAGTCTGTTGGGGAAGATCGGATTATCTTCTGGGCTAAAGGTGAGAAACAGAAAAATGGTTCAATCAAAGAATTTAAAGCACCGAAGTATGTCAAACCCACTGCAACCTTCAGTGAGCCAGACTTTGCAAGTTGTTGGCTAAGTTAAAGGAGAATTAATTTATGGATCTAGGAATAATTTATAATCTACTTCAGAAAGCACAGACATTTGAAGAGTTTATGATGTACAATAATATTATTTCTCAAGTCAGTGAAGAAAATGAGTTGATGAATTCTAGAGAATGTGGTAATATTGAGGCAAGCAATAAGGTAAAAGTTAAGAATAAAATCTTGAACTTCATTAATAGTAAAACCAAAACAATAGAAGGAGAATAAATAATGAAACTTAAGAAAATCAACAAAGATGGTGATTATGTTGTCAAGATGTCACAAGCTGAAATTAATCTTCTTCATGAAATGTTGGGTTATGTTTCTTTTAAAGGAATTAAACATTACCCTCTGATGGAAAAGACAGTAAAAGATATGTTGAATTTTACAGACGATAATGCTTCAATTGTAGATGTATACGAGTGTTTTAAATTTGTAAAAGATGAGACATTTAAAGATCATGGTTCACTTGAAGTTATTAAAGATCTAAAGACCCAGTAAGTTAAAACAATTAGTATAATTTATCAAATAAACAAAAGGAGAAAATATGAAGAAAATTATTGGTATTGCTGCTCTGGTTGCAATGCTTTCCGGTTGTGGTCAAATGGTTGAAGTCCCGCCTGCCCATGTAGGTAAGATCATGACAAAAGATGGTTATCAACCAGAAGAGATTGGAACCTCTAAGTTCCGTCTTGCACCATGCTGGTCTTATTGTGATAAACTTGTTCTACTCGATACATCAGATCGTTCCACAGTTGAAAGTCTGTCAATCTTTATTCCAACTGATAAACTTGAACTGGCAGTAGATGTACGAACTACGCTTAGTCTGAATCCAACTAAAACAGCAGCACTATTTGGAACTATCTCTCCTGTAGAGACTGGAGATAAGACACTGATTCCTTGGGAAAAAGTTTATGCAACATATGCGCAACAAATCGTCCAAGCTGAGGTACGTGAATATCTTTCTAATTATTCCATTGGACAGATCGCAAGTAGTATGGAAAAGGTAAACAATGACCTTCGTAATATTTTGAGTAAAGCTATTGCATCACGTACTCCATTTGATGTACGATATGTCGGTGTGACACGAGTTCAGTATCCTAAGATTATTACTGATGCACAGGAGAATGCAGCACAACGCCGTGAACAGATTCAACAAGAAGAAGCACAGCTTCAAATTTCTAAAGTGAAACTTGAACGTGAACTGCAAGAAGCTCGTCTGCAACGTCAAATTGATTTTGAAAAAGCTCAAGGTGAAGCTGCTGCACAGAAAGTTCAAAAAGAAGTTGTTGATGATAAAGTGCTTGAACTTCGTCGCCTTGAGAATGAACGTGAATGGATCCAAAAATGGAATGGTCAGCTTCCTACAACTTCAATGGGTAACGCAATCCCAATGGTTACTTTGAATAATAAATAAGGAAAACATTGATGGTTATTATTCTTAATATTTTGCTTCCAGTTTTGTTGTTGTCTGTACTCGCCGCAGGGATGTGGCGATATAATAAAACTAAAAACAAATTGACAGTAATTAATACTGGTGTTATTATGGTTGTGGCTATGATGATTTATATGTTGATTCAGCCATCTTACCTCCCAAAAGGGAAAGCACCAAGAATGCAAGGTGTGACTTTTGAACAAAAAGAAGTTGAATTGAAAGATAGTCTAAGTAAACCAAAAGAACGTAATATTAATGAAACTATCACAGTTAAAGAAGAAGTTAAAAATATTCTAAAAGAGGAGAAATAAGTTTTGAGTAAGAAGAAGTTAAAGAAAGCACAAGAACGAATTAAAGTGTTGACCAATGTTCTATACGATATTGGGGATCAAGACGAATGTAGTATGAAACACGTAGGCCATGGAATTGCAATGTTGATTAAAGGAAAGGATCCAGCAGTACAAGATAACTATATGGATTGGTGTTATCGAACTTCTGGCTTTAGTAAGCTTCTTAGTTTTTATGACGACTCTAATAAACCAGAAGATGAGAATGAGTCTGTCCTAGTCGAATCCGGTTTCCAAGAAGTTATTTGGCGTGAAATTAAGAATTTGTATGATGAATTTGGAGATAAACTGTTTAATCCGAGTCATGAAACAATCCCATACGTAAAATACTATAAAGAATTTTATTAATATTAAAATATAAAGGAGAAATAAAATATGGCTAAAGTTGAACTGAAGAATGAACTCCCGCAAGATCAACAAGAGCGTAAGCGTCTGAGCAAAACCATTGAAGAAATGGTTGAAGTAATGCTACAACTGCAAGATCTAAAAGAAGCACTCAAAGATATTGTTGATTCAGAAAAAGAAATTCACCAATACAAACCAACTATGTTAAAATTCTATGCAAAACTGGAATTCGATAAGCGATACAAGGCAGAGAAGGAACGCAAGTCTCTTGAGGAAAAAGTTGAGAAAATTAATGAGCTGGATATTCTTATGGGCCGTAGTGAATAAATTTTAAATAATATAAGGTGGTCACGTAGTGTGACCCTATTTGTTAGGAGGAATATTGTTTCCAGAATTCCAAATTAAAAATATCGAAGATTATATCACACAAGATACAAAATTAGTGATAGACGCAGATGGTATATGTTATATGCCAGCAAGTATTATTGATGAGATGTATATCGAAGTGCTTCATAAATCTTCTGGTAATGTTAAAGAGTTCAAAAACATCACAGAATTTAAAGGCAGAACTAAAGCTGTATCAGACGACTCTTGGTTAGGCTCTTTGAATGTCTCTCGTATTGCAAAAGGGCAACAACCGTTTTTATTGGAAGATTTTGAAGTAACACCAAAGATTCGTGAAAAAATGAAGATTGACATTGCAACCAATGCTATCGATAATCATATTTCCATGATCTGTGAAAAACTCAAGGTTCCGGTAGAACGGACAATATTGTTGCTTGGGGGCAAGGAAAATTTTAGGTTAGACTTACCTCTCCCAATTCAATACAAATCGGACAGAAATCGTGATTTGACACCTACCAGATTAAAACAAGTAAGGCAATACTTGATTGATAACTACAATGTTGAGATTACAGAAGGGCTGGAGTCTGACGATAAACTTGAAATTTATGGGTTCAAAGGTTATCTTGATTATTTGAAATCTGGTAAGTTTAGTTATATTGTTGGAAGTAACGACAAGGATGCACGAGCTACACCATCATTGTTGTTTGATTGGTCAAGAGAAGATGGACAATTTAAGCAAGAATTTCCTTGGTTAATTCCAGACAGTTCTAAATCTGTTGGGGTTGGTGAATTTAATAAGGGGAAAGGTAAGTATCTTGGTTTTATTAACTACTGTTATCAACTCTTGGCAGGGGATACAAGTGACACCTATGCACCACATAAACACCTTCCAAGATTACCGAAAGAGCAACAGATGGGTGAGACTAAGTTTTTTAAATTGTTAATGTCTTGCGAAGATCCAAAAGAATTGCTACAATGTGTAGTAGATACTTATGTTATGTGGTTTCCTGAAGGAACACAGTATGTGGACTGGAAAGGAAATGAACAAAACCTGAGTACACTTGAATGGTTAGAGTTGCAGTGGCAGTGTGTTTATATGAAACGAACATTAAATGATCCATTGACAATTAAAATGTTATTTGATAAGTTTGGTGTTGATTACAGCAGAACGTTAACGAAGAAGGAGAATAAATAATGGTAGATATTGTAAATATTAACGGGTCACACAAATGGAACCAACCTTGCTCTGTAACTATTAAATTACATGATGTTGACCAAGCACACCAATTAGCCTCTGCATTAGATGATTTGCTATATGCAAGTCAAGGAGGCGGTGATTTTAGTCTGATTGGTGAAATCAACGGTGAAACTACAAGTCCACAATTTGTAGGTCATGATATTGCTTTTAAAGGTATTGAACTCAAGATTGGAGAATAAATAATGGCACATTTCTTTAGC